TACCTCGGATTCGTGGAAATTAAACAACGTAGACCAATTTAGTTACCCTTTGATTTCGTCGTATTCGGATTACCCAACGGCAAGTGGCGATTTCTCGTTAGCGTTTGGACTAGAAACAACGTTAAGCGGGGATACACCAACCAATACTATGTACGTAGAATTTTGGAGGGCGTATTTATCGCGTTTGTATTCAAGCAAAAGCCGAGTGGTTTATTTGGATGCGGTGTTGCCCGTTGGAGAGTGGCTTAATTTGCAAATGAACGACACCATCGCCGTAAGTTCTAATTACTACAAAATCCAAAGCATAGAATATGATATGTTGGCGGAAAGGGCTAAACTAGTCTTAATTAGTTACCCCGATGTTGACGTTCAGAAATACACAAGTACGGGGGATAACGTAGGATGGGAAAATGGGGACGACCGAGTAGATGGCGTAAGTGTTCTTAATGGTGATAGTGTAGGTAGGGCGGTAACGCATGGTAAACCCGATTTAAACGGGGATGTAACGGTAGATAACCTAGGCCAAAAAGGGTATGGGTTTAGTAACGTTGGATTCCTTAATAGGGCGGTTCGTGAATTGCTAAAGGGAATAAATGTAATAACCGCATACGCCACAAGCACCGAAACTATAACCGTAGATGAATTTGGAAACTATACGGCGGTAAGTTTAGATAGTAGCCAATTATATGGTAATGAGGCTTATTTTGCCTTGGGTACTAATTCGGTAGATATCAGCGTAAGCGCACGTTATAAAATTACGGGCATGATTGGGATAAACCATTCGCATGGCCATGATTTAAGCGTAGCGGTATTGGTTAACGATCAAATCACATTAGCGGAGTGTAATGTAGGAACTACGGACCAATCAACAAGCGTTAGTACAATTTTAGATTTAAACGCGGGGGATATAGTTACGTTGGGGGTTAGTTGCATTCAGAATCATTCGGGGGATGTGGACATAAATACGGCTCGATTAATGGTTGAAACAAAATGATAAGCGAAGTAATAAAAATAATTCAAAACGATGAATGGTGCGGCGTTTCCAAACGTATGGAAATAGCCAAAGGCAAAAATAAAATTGTTACCTCTTGGGGTGGCGTATTCAAGTACATTAAAAGAATAGCAAAATGGCCGAAAAAATAAAAGTTACTATCGACGTAGACGACAAAGGTGGCGCGGAAAAAATAGACGAATTAAACGACGCGTTAGATGATAGTCGTAAAAAAGGTACCAAAGCCGCCAAATCCGTTGAGGAAACGGGAGAAGCGGCGAATAAAGCCAAGGAACTCTTCAAAAAATTAGGTGGTGCAATTAAGACCGCCTTTATGATTAGCGGGGTTATGAAAATCCTGGATTTATTTGTAGATATTATAAAGGAAAACCAATTCGTTGTTGATTTGCTTAACAAGGCCATGATTGCCTTTAAAATAGTGGTCAATGAATTAGTGGATGCTTTAGGATCATTATTTAATGGCTTAATGAAAACGTTTAAAAACCCTAAAAAGGCTTGGGATGATTTAGTACAAGCGTTTAAAGATGGTTACGATTGGATTTACGAAAACATTATAGAGAATATGCTAAACCGTATGGTTATATTGTCTAATAATGCTCAAATTGGATTTTTAAAACTTCGTAAAACCTATAATGAATTTACAAAGGACACCAAGGAGGCCGCTAAAATACAAAAGGAAATTAACAAATTAGAAAAGGAAAACCGCGAATTACAAAAAGAGAATGTAGAAAAGAATAAGGAGATTGCAAAAGTGGTTACCAATGTAGCGGATAAGGTTGTAACAAAATTTAAACAAGTAAAAAAAGCAACGACCGATGCGTTAGATTTAGCCGAATCCGTGGTAGCGGCTAGAAAGCAAACGGCTAAACTTGAAATTCTTTATACGGGTATCGTTGAAAAATACGATTTAATGGCGGAAAAGCAAAGGCAAATTAGGGATGACGAAGCCAAGACCATAGACGAAAGAATAAAGGCCAATGAAAAATTAAAAGAGGTATTAGACAAAGGGGAAAAAGCGGAAAAGGCAAATTTAGCGGAACGAATAAAAAATAAAAGGCTAGAATTAGCGGTTAACAAAAACGATTTAGATATACAAAATGAAATACTAGCACTACAACAAGAATTAACGGGAGTAGAAGCAAAGTACGCGGGGTTACGTTCTGAACAATTGACTAACATCAATTCGTTAGAAAAAGAGCGAATTGAATTAAAGCGATCGTTAGCGGAGGGGACCATAGAGGCAAATAAAATCATAGCCGATAGCGACGCGGAGGCGTTAGATAATTCCTTAGAAGGATTCGCCAAACGCAAACAAGCCTTAATGGATGAGTTTATGGCGAGGCGTAAAATGCTAGAAAATGAAATAGCAAATACAAAAGAAGGCACCCAAGCGTATGTTGATGCGGTAAACGAAAAGAAAATACTAGATGCGCAATATGCGGCCGATGTTAGGGCATTAAATAAAGAAACCGACGCATACAAAGAGGAATTGGCGGATAAAGAAAAAGAGAGAACTAAAGCCGTAGCACAAGCGCAAATGGATTCGGTTATGCAAGGCCTTGCGGGTGTACAACAATTAGTTGGCGAGGATTCCAAATTCGGTAAAGCATTAGCCGTAACCCAAGCCATTATTAATACGTATCAAGGTGCATCCAAGGCGTTAGGCCAAGGGGGTATTTTTGGACCTATTGCGGCGGCGGGTGTTATCGCGTCGGGTCTTGCACAAGTAAGAGCAATTACGCAAACGGAATTACCAACCCCACCAATGGGGGGAGGCGGTGGAGGTGGAGGCACCCCACAATTAGCGGGACCAAGTGTTGGAATAATAGGCGGTCAATTAGATAGTGGGGCGCAACTACAAGCCGACATTGCGGGGCAAATGAGAAAACCCGCAAGGGCTTACGTAGTGGGTCAAAACGTAACAAGCCAACAAAGTCTTGATAGGCACATAAGACAAAACGCAACACTAGGCACCAAGTAACGTTAATTAGATATGCAAAAGAAGGTTGTAAAAGTTGAATTTGCTTTAATAAATGATGTTGACGCAATGATTAAAAAAGCGGAAGCAGTAAAAAAAGATTTGCAAAAATTAGAGGATAGAATAGACGAAGCCCGTAAAATTGTACAAACGGCCGAAAAAGAATCCGATAATGGCAAAAAAATATATTCCGAAGGTCAAAAACTAGCCCGTAAATTAGGTGGTTCATTAGAGGATTTAGGCGTTGAGCCAAGATCGAGCAATTCCTATAATAAACTTTGGGAAGCAATTAACGACGTACAAGATAAATTTGTTCGTATTGAACAAAAAATTAAATTAATCAAATAATGCGTATTGTCGAACTTATTTTAGACGATGACCAAATGGCCGAGGGTATAAGTGCTATTTCGATAGTAGAAAGCCCCGCCATTGAATCCAATTTTATAGCATTAAAAAACCACGCGGTACAATTTGCAACCGTTGATACCGACAAACGTATATTAATGGGTCCCGCTTTAATTCCTAATAAGCCAATTTATAGGAACCAGGACGGCGAAGAATTTTACGTTTACTTTTCAAAAGCGACAATCGAGAAAGCAAGTCAATTATACCTAAAGAATGGTAACCAAAGCAAGGCCACGTTAGAGCATGAAATAAGCATTAACGGGTTAACCTTGGTAGAATCTTGGTTAAAGATTGACGAACAACACGACAAAAGCGCGGCGTATGGTTTAAACGATCCCGTGGGTACTTGGTACGTGGCTATGAAAGTAGACAACGCCGAGATATGGGACGAATACGTAAAAACGGGTAAGGTTAAGGGCTTTTCAATCGAGGGTTTCTTTGCCGATAAAAGCACGGTAATGAACCGACACGAAAACAAATTAGAGCAACTAAAAAATTTATTAAACGAATATGCAAAAGAAAGTAATTAAAGTCGAAATGTCCGTTAAGGATGATTTATTAAAATCTTTAAAGTCCGCCTTACAATTAGCAAAACAAGCCGAAAGAATTTATAAATCGGATGATAAGTTAATTGATCAAATCATGGCAATGGGTAAAAAAATACCAACTGCGATTAATGATTCTAAAAATATTGTTCGTCAAATGGAACAAATTGATAAGGATATTGACAAAGGATTTCAAAAATTAGAAAAGCAACTTAAAGAATTAGGCGTTCCAATGTCAGCCGTTGGGGATGTAACGGCGGCACAAAGCCAATTGCAAGGTGCAGACTTTTACCCATTGTTAAAGGATATTAATTATTTCGCGCAACAATTGGCAAAGGTTAAAACACTCTAAAATCTAACACGTAACCAAACAAACGTTAATTGAATATGAGTAATGCAAAAGACATCCTAGCCCGTGTTTACGACATCGTAATGGGTAAGGAGGTTGAGGCACCAAAGGTTGAGGCCGAGGCCACGCCCGAGGTTGTGGAAACCGAACTAGCACAAGTTAAAACCGCCGATGGTGAGGCAATTTTTGATGCCGAGGCATTCGAAGTAGGTAAAAATGTATTTATCGTAACCGAAGAAGGGAACATCCCAGTACCTGCGGGTATGTACACCTTGGAGGAAGGTATGATGATTTCCGTAGACGAAAACGGCGTTATCGTTGAGGTTAAGACCGAAGGCGAAGAAGAAGTTGAAGCGGGATACGACAAAAAAGAGGAAATGGAGGAAGAAGAAATGGCAACTAAAGAGGAAATCAAAGAACCTAAAAAAGTTGTTAAGTCTAAAACCGAAATGGAAGAATCTTATTTTTCTAAAATCGAAGCGCGTTTAAGTGCAATCGAATCTAGCAACGACGAATTAAAAATGGAAAACGTGAAGTTAAGCGAGGAAAACGAGGAGTTGAGAAAGCAACTTTCAGAAACCCCCGCTAACCACACAAAGTTCAACCCCGAGAGTGAAGCAAAACGCGACTTCCAATTTAAGATTGGTTCAAAGCGTAGCGAAACAATCCAAGACCGAGTATTCAACTCATTATTTTAAAAAAACACAATTATGGCAGATATCAAAAACATCAAATTGAGTGGCCCTACGATTTCCCCAAACACCTACGCGGGTGAATTTGCGGGTAAATATATCGCGGCCGCATTGTTAAGCGGTGAAACTTTAGCAAAAGATTTCATTACCGTACACCCTAACGTAGCATTTAAAGAGGTTATCCGTAACTGGCAAAACACAGTTGACGTAACCGCCGCTACTTGTGACTTCACGGATTCTTCAAGTGTAACACTTGGCGAGTACGTATTGGAAACTTCCGAGAAGCAAGTAAACTTACAACTTTGTAAGAACAACTTGCGTAACACTTGGGAGGCGGCACAAGCGGGTTATTCAGCTTACGAAAAGTTACCAGCATCGTTTGAAGAGTTCCTTTTGGCTCAAGTGAGCGCGGAGGTTGCACAATCAATCGAGAAAGGTATTTGGAAAACTAACCTATTCTATGATAGCGCATCAGTTCCAGGTCAAGATGGAATGTTCGGTTACTTGGTTGACAATAGCGCAATCGAAGAAACTGCAAGTGGGGCAACTACTGGCTCAAACGTTGTAACACGTTTACAAGCAATGTTGGACGCATCACCAGCGGCCCTTTATGGTAAAGAAGATTATGGTTTCTATGTTGGACCATCAACAATGAAGGCTTACCAAGCGGCTTTATCTGCGGGTAACTATAACTTCCAATTCTACGTTGGTGAGAAGCCAATGAACTTCCAAGGTATTCCAGTGAACCTTTGCCCAGGTCTTACAGACGACGACGCGGTATTAGGTCTTAAGCGTGACTTACACTTTGGAACGGGTCTATTGAGCGACTTAAACGAAGTTAAGGTTATCGACATGGCGGATATCGACGGATCACAGAACGTAAGAGTAATCATGCGTTTCACTGGTGGTATCATCGCAACGAACCCAACTCAACAAGTTGTACTTAACGTAACCTAATTCATTTAGATTTGTATCATAACGGGGGTGGGAAAAATCCCGCCCCTTTTTTTTCACTAAACAAAATAAAAAAATATGGCTTGTAATACATTAGCAACTAGATACGAACCTTGTAAAGAGTTCGCGGGGGGTTTACGTGGGGTATTCTTAGTACCTTATACATTTAGCGACATAATTAACAAAGACGCGGACGGATTGGTTACCACTATGACAGATAGCGGCGCAACTAACCTAACGGGTTATTTTTGGGAATTAAAAGGACTATCTACATTAGAAATTAGCGGTGCAACCACTAGAGATAACGGAACAACTGCATACACTCAAACTTTGACCTTATCGGTTAAGCCTGGAGGTAGCACGGCGGCGTTAGCGGATACCGACGCGGAATTATTCGACACCTTGACAAAAGGACGTTGGAGAGTAATTGCATGGGACCGTAACAACGTATTTACCTTATTGGGTGAAGTTGAAGGTATGGACGCAACCACCGACGTAGAATCATGGGGTACACAAATGGGTGACGCTCGTTTAAATACCGTTACGTTGGTAGGTATGGAAACAACACCTAAAACAATTGTAGACGCGGCATCATATAGCGATATGGGAAGCGTTATTACAATCGCATAAATCTTGCTTGTTTCATAGTAGAGGGGACCTTTCGGGGTCCCTTTTTTTATGCTCGGCAAACGAAAATTTAATTTTACGTTACTTAAATAGATGGTAATAAATAACGCCACTACAAGTATTAACTTTTTCCCGTTCGTATCATTTGACGGCGTAGGGGATGTGACGATACAAGTATGGCATAAAAATACTAAAACACTTGTGGAGGGAATTGTAACGCCTACGTTGACGGATTCCAAAGTTTCCATTACGTTGCCATCCCTTACAAGTATCGCGGATGTGGCCGATGATTTAGATACGTGCCTAATTCGCGTTGTGAATGATAATGCCCTAATATGGGAGTATGTGGCTACGTGGTCCACTGAAAGCACGAACATAAATAAAGAATTTAAATCTTGGGATAAGGTAGATACCGAAGCACCCCAATGGATAACAATATGAGCATTAAATTAATCGAGTTAGCGAGTTACACCACCCCCGCCGTTGTAGAGCATAAAAATAAAGAGTGGGTCGAATACGGAGAAGATAATAATTATTATCAGTATTTGATTGACCTATATTATGGAAGCCCTACCAATAACGCGGCCATTAAGGGTATTAGTGATTTGATTTTTGGCGACGGCTTGGAAGTAGTACAAGCGGACCGACACTTAAAAGGTTATTTGGACCTTAAAAAAGTATTCCATGAGGATTGCTTACGCAATTGCGCCATGGATTTAAAAATGCTTGGGCAATACGCCATACACTTGGTTAAATCAAAAGACAAAAAAAAGTACGTAGCGGCTTACCATTGGCCTATCCAAACATTACGCCCCGAACGTTGCAACGAAGATGGCGACGTAGAAGGGTATTATTTCGCGGCGGATTGGGCTAAATTAAAGCGTGGACAAAAGCCAAAGCGTTTTGCGGCATTTGGGTTCGATAATAACGATACCGAATGTATGTTAGTGGTTAAACCATATAGCACGGGTAATTATTATTTTGCACCCGTAGACTACCAAGGGGGAACGCAATACGCAAACCTAGAAATAGAAATAGCCAATTACCATATTAACAACATTAAAAACGGACTTGCGCCGTCTATGTTGGTTAACTTCAATAACGGGCAACCACCCGCCGAGGTTAAAGATATGATTGAGGCGCAAATACAAACTAAATTTAGTGGATCAAGCAACGCGGGTAAATTCATTTTGTCGTTTAACGATAACGCAGAAAGCAAAGCGGACATTACACCCGTACAATTAAGCGACGCACACAATCAATACCAATTTTTAAGCGGTGAGGCGGGAAGTAAAATATTAATTGCCCATCGTATTACCTCGCCGATGTTGTTAGGTATTAAGGACCAAACGGGACTTGGTAACAACGCCGACGAACTCAAAACGGCAAGTACCTTATTTGATAATACGGTAATTCGCCCATTCCAAAGGTTGCTATTAGATGGAGTTCAAAAGATAATGAACGCTAACGGGTATAACCTGGACGTTTACTTTAAGACTTTACAACCCTTAGAATTTACGGATTTAAGCGGTAAGGCCGTAGACAAAGAAACCCAAGAAAAAGAATACGGATTTAGCAAAGTAGAATTGGTAAAGCCAACGGCGGGGGAATCTGAACAAGAGTTTATTTCCCGATGTATCCCGATTGTCAAAAAGGAAGGTAAAAAAGACGATCAAGCGGCGGCCATTTGTTATTCATATTGGGAAGGTAAAACGCAATTGGCGGAATCATACACCGACTATCCCGAAAGTGCCTCAAACAACGCTAAAAGGGCGTTAGAATGGGTTGATAAACACGGTTGGGGTGATTGCGGTACGGATGTAGGTAAACAACGCGCCCACCAATTAGCAAAAGGCGAACCAATATCCCGCGACACCATCGCGAGAATGTCGGCATTTAGAAGGCACCAACAACATAAAGACGTTCCCTATTCGGAAGGATGCGGGGGTTTAATGTGGGATGCTTGGGGAGGCGAAAGCGGTATAGCATGGGCCGAACGTAAGTTAAAAGAAATAGACTTAAGCCAACAAGTTAAAATGGTCGATATGACCGAAAGCGACGAACACGAATGGCTCGACTATTTAGCGGACAAAGGCGAGGTTATCGGTGATGAATACGAATTAGTATTAGAGCAAGAAGTAACCGAACCCGAAAAGGAGGG